CGCTGTCTTCAGCTCCGAAACAAATAGCTAGATCACATCAAAATGTGTCACCGGTAGAAGTTACCCCCGATGACGTAACTAATCCACTAATGGTTGTAAGTTCTCCATTAGATCCCGTACAAAAAGAACCAGTTCGTAACGAAACCTTGCAAGAAGCAAAGGTATCATCCCAGAACCCGTCCCAATCTCATGTCCAGTCAACGACGCCAAGATATTATACCACCAAGTTCGGTGTTAATAGGGGTACAGCTAAACTGAGAACGTTTGGCTTCCCGAATAGTATAGGTGCCGCGTCGAAAATTTACCTCGGTAAACGAAGTAGACTTTCACTTAGGAGTGCATTGCTCCATTACGCGAAATTGACAAAGTCACATGCTAAAAAGGACAAATTCTGTGTTAAAACTCTAGATAATCTGTTCGTCAGTACTATGACGGCGTTAAGGGTTGTGATCAGGCAACCTTTTTGGAATTGGGAATCAGGTCGTACTCCAGGTATTCTAAGATTTATAGGTGATATGCTATTGCAACTACTTACCAGAGGAACAACAGGTTTCGTGCAATGGGCGAAAAAGCTTAGTTTCGATGCCGAACATGCTTCAGTTACTGAGACGATACCTCGTCTTTGGTCTAGATACTTTACTGGGCCACATTCAAGTATCCTCCAGTCCCCGAAGCTTGTCGCATTGTTAGCAACTTTTTCACGCTCTATACCACCAATTCGGAACGCTAAAGGAGAACGGTTAGCGCTCAACAAAGCTTTAAAAGCCTGGACCCAGCCTAGATCGGAGGTCGATCAACAACAGTTTCAAGATACAAAAGAAACATTACCCTTAAGGATCAAATTGGCTAAACTTGAAAGCGATTTCTACAAGGAACTCAAAGATAAGTACCCTGATTACCCTATCAAAAACTTACTCGACAAGGAGGAGTATCAAATACTCTACCATCAAGGAGGATTTTCAATCCACGACCTTGATCGCCTTGGAATTGTTCGATACGAACAAATACGTAAGAATTACAATGAATGGGTCAAAGATCTACTACTGCACTACGATGAACAGATACGTAGTCAGCAGCGAAATCGCCACAATGTCTTAGCCACATTTCGCCAATCATCCGAATATTGTAAACTAGTTGAAGACATCGACAAGTCACGTGAGCCCGTTATTATCGCACGGGAGGAACTGGACCTAGTAAAGATCGAAAAGTGGGCAAAAGGAACTTTGCTCAAATTAATAGGAAATCGACCAGTACCAGTAAAGAAAATTAATTATCTCACCAATGCTTCTTGTTTTGAAAACCCAAGAGGCAAAGGAGGTTCCTACGCAAAGGCAAGAAAGGATTTTTGGGACACGATGGACAAAATCGCTAGTCAAATCCATGGAGGCAAGTTTGATGCTGCTTACTTACTTAGAGCAGTTCACCCTTACAAGGACATACCCAGTGAGGACGCATGGCATAGGTTGTTCAAAACATACCTATCCCAGCCCCCCAAGTCACGGGTTTCAGTCATACCTGAAAAGGGCGGTAAGTATCGCATAGCAAATGTATCTGATATCGGTACATTAGCAAACGCAAACCCCCTAGGAGACCAACTGATTTCCATTATCAAACGTCATCCCGCTATTAAAGGTGAATATAATAGCGATCCTTCTTACAGCGCTTCACGGCTTTACGAGAACCGGAACCGTCCAATTGTTCGGTCATTCTATTCAACGGATATGAATCAATCTACTGACACCCTCCGGAAGGATGTGGTCTACGCTCTTCTTAGTGGTATTGCCACTGCCCTCAAATGGGATAGGGAGCAGGTCCGCATCGCTCGGCGCACGGTCGATCCTATGGATATATATGTGAAAGACAAACAAAACAAGGACAGATTAGTGGGAACCAATATTAATGGAACTCTATTGGGTCTACCACTATCTTTTGGGATTCTCTGTCTCGCACACTTATACTGCGTCGACGCAATGTCTGATACCGGTAAACGAAGAACAGTCGTTTACGGGGACGACATGGCCAGTCTGGCAACACAAACTGATTGGAAAGCGTATGTAACGAGGTGTAACAGTGTGGGCTTTACGTTGAATATGACCAAAACTCATTTCGCTGAACACGGTTTCGTCTTTTGTGGTAAAATATTTCGAATATTCGGGTCTCATTGTCATGTAGTCAGGACAACTAAGCTATCCATTGTAACAGGTGCTTCCTCTGTGAACAAATCGTGGGAAAAGAGACTTTATCAAGCCGCTGATGCTAGTCATCTAGTCAATCAGTGGCAAGGTAAGTTCTTACTCAAGGTTTTCCGATCCAAGAACGCAGGGTTATGCAACAGGTTGGACAGGTCATCTATCCCTTTAACAGGACCTATCGAGGGTGGGTGTTGTGGTTTTAAAGGTCGCACAAGGCCACTTAACCGCAAGATCGCGGCTTACTCCTCAAAGGTGAGGTACAATCCCTTCAGGCGCTTCTGGGAAGGTACCAGACTTTCTGACCATCTAGCTAAAGCTTTACATAACGCTTATTCCGCGTTGGACTACTTGAGAGAAAC